GCCCCTAGGGGCTCTCCGGCACTTGTGCTACGGAGGGTGATAAATCCTCCGTCTCCCACTCCTCAAAAGAGGAGTGACCTACTACCCCAAAAGGTAGTTCCATGGGATACATCAACCAGATTAGGCAACACCCAAATATCCCTCGCGGGAAAACTTGGGAGCCTGTCTATGTGCCCCCTTGGGTTACGCGTCAAATAGACACGGATCCAAAGGGAACACCTCTAGACGCTGGTTTGATGAATTCAACTGAGGAAACGTACAGTTACAGAACTGGACGTCTGGCAGAGACCCAAGAGGACTCACAAGAGGCGGCTTTACTGTCTTCTCAAAATCAGGCGGCTGTATTCAGCCACTTGAACGAGGAGTACGTTCAGTCACCTCAGAGTCCGTTCGATACCGGTCATGCGTTCAAGACAACCAAGAAATTGGCAGTCTTGACGCCATCTTTCGATGAAAGATGGCAAACGTATGGTTACGATTATCGATACGTCGGACCTGTTTACACAAGTCCGATAGGTGGGACGTACCTTAGTTTGCCGGTAGATAATCCGACTTACTATGGCACACGCGCAATTGGTAACTGCGCGCCCACTAATGGGTATCTGGACCTTGCAGTAACCCTTGCAGAACTGAAACGAGAAGGCTTCCCTCGAATGGGAGAAGCTCTCTCTAACGGTATTGCAAGAGGCGTGGATATTCAAAAGTCCCTAGGAATAGGGTCTAAAGAATACCTGGCCTGGGAGTTCGGGATGAAACCCTTGCTCTCGGATTACTTGAAGAGCATTCGTACGTTTGCGGATTACCGCACTCGTATGAATGACTTCGTGCAGGGCTCCGGTAAGTTGTTACACCGGACCTATACCTTTCCTATCGAGCGCACCAGTACGACTTATCCGGCTGCCAGTGGTTATCTTACGCCACTGTCACCGAGTTCGTCGGCTTCTGGTATGTTCGTAGGAAGTTCGACAGGTACCTGCCTTCGGAGCAGTGTGACTACCGTGTCACGCTATTTCTCCGGGGCATTCACGTACTACTATCCCGCAGGTGAGTCTTTACTCGCCTTGGGAAAGCAGGCCGAATCGCTGTTAAATCAGCTTGTCGGCTCGCGCGTTGGCGCGGACGTGATGTGGAACCTGGCGCCATGGAGCTGGCTGTCTGACTGGCATAACAACATTGGGCAAAACATCGCCAATGCTGAAATGTTCGCTCAAGATGGTCTGGTGATGAAATACGGCTATCTCATGACCGAAACACAAGTAGATCATGAGTTAGCTACCTATGGGCCAAGAACTCGTTCTGGCTTCACAGGTCCTTACAAGACGATATGGAGACATACCGTCAAGGAAAGGGTAAAAGCATCACCTTTTGGGTTCGCCCTGAATCCGTCGAGTTTTACAAATCGACAGTGGGCGATCCTGGGTGCATTGGGTTACACCAAAGCGCCTGGGATCCTACCATAAGACTTCACAAGGTGTGAAGCGGTAGGATTGGCACGGTTGGTGTCGCAATCATGCGACACTGATTCCTACAAACTGCAAGGATCAATGTCTCATGTTTGCAGACCCACAGTCAGTTACGATTGCGCCTGCGGGCGCTCTCTCGCTTCCGCGAGTGAGCTCCGGTGACAACTTCGGCAAGTTTTCATCTGCCGATGGATTTGTCACCGAGACCGTCAAGCACCTTTACGGTGCACGTTCACGACGGACCTTCAGGATCAATCACAAGAAGGTTGTGCCTGATCCGCTGTTCCCCGCCCAGAACACTCCGTACTCGATGAGTTTTTACATCGTTGCGGATGTTCCGAACGTGGGATACACGGTCGCTGAGCAGAAGGCCGTCATTGACGGCGCTCTTGCTCAGCTTCAGGCAACTTCCGGCTTGCTCATCACCAAGATTCTTGGTGGCGAGAACTGACCGTCCATTTTTCTTGGGCGATAACCTTCATTCCGGGGGTCCCCCTCAAGGGGACCTTCGGTTTGGAGGCCCGGTCTGCATACATAGGACTATGGATAACCCACCCAACCAATTGAGATTGGGGAGTTATGAAAAGCCTTATGTTGCTCCTGCAGGAGGTGCTCATTGATTTGGGCACCTGGTGTTGCACAAGTACCACGAGAGATCTAAACACGATCTCTCGTCGTGTTGAAGACGAGGGGTTATCGTTTCTCACGATAACCCTGGCGAACTTTGGAAAGGACTTCCGAAAAAGTCTTGACCAAGGATTCGTCGGTCACGACCAGTTTTCGAGTTTCTCGAAAGCTGGGGGTCTCCCCCGATTTCTCGGAGGTTTCCTTGACCGTGTCTTCGATAGGAAGTCGGGTCGATTGCTTGACCAACCTGACATCACCGCAATCTGGGCAATCAATCAACTTACGTTGATGTTTGCAAAGATCAATCTACCCTGCTCCGAAAGCAGGAATAGGAAGGCGATATCAGATTATGTCAAGTGTGAGACTGATCTTAAAACTAGTGATCGCTCTGGCTCTAACAATCTCCTTATGGATTTTGCTAGGATCAGTAGCTTACTGTGGGCTGACGTGTTGTCAAGGGCAGACCAACTGGTCTACTCTGGGGATGTTATCCCCGCTCACGGTCCAGGAAGTACCGCAGATTCACTTCTCGGAAACGAGAAATGGACCATGCGTCAGTGGACCCGAAGGTTAGACAGCGCTTTTCCAATGGAAAAGATGCTGATTCCTAACTTTCGGTACCATGATGTCCTGGATCAGTTTGAGATCAGCGAACCTGGAGCTGAGATGCCTGTCAAAGTCATCTTAGTTCCTAAGACACTGAAAACACCCCGTGTGATTGCCAAAGAGCCTACTGTCATGATGTTCATGCAGCAGTCTCTAGCAGCAGTCATTACGGAATCTGTCGAGCGAAATGACTTCGCAAGACAGGTTATCGGCTGGCAGTCGCAGATCCCTAATCAGGATCTGGCCCGTGAGGGCTCCTTCACAGGACGGCTGGCGACGCTAGATCTTAGCGAAGCGTCCGATCGTGTTTCCAATCAGCATGTAAGGGCTTTGTTACATCGTTGGCCGCACTTGCGTGTAGCCGTTGATGCGACGAGGTCCCGAAGGGCTGATATACCTGGTGACGGTGGTAGTACAACAATCCGCCTATCCAAGTTTGCGTCTATGGGTTCAGCGTTGACTTTCCCGTTAGAGTCGATGGTCTTTGCGACCATTGTCTTTCTCGGGATCGAACAAACGCTCAATCGCCCGTTGACCCTTAAAACTGTTCAACGTTTTAAGGATCGGGTACGCGTCTATGGGGATGATATAATTATCCCCGTAGAATTTGTGCCAGCGGTCACTTCATTGCTTGAGACTTTCGGGCTCAAGGTCAATGTTGACAAGTCTTTCTGGAAAGGAAAATTCAGAGAGTCTTGTGGCGGAGAGTATTACGACGGAACGGATGTATCTATCGTTCGTATTCGTCGAATGCTTCCCGTCGACCGCAGGGACGTTTCTGAGATAGTGTCGCTTGTCGAAACACGCAACCAGTTTTACTTGGCTGGCATGTGGAGATCAGCGGCACACCTCGATTCTTTGATGGCACGGCTTAAACTACCGTTCCCCATCACTGAACCGACGTCTCAGGGATTGGGTCGTCGCAGTTTCCTCGGTTATCAAGCCGAAAAACACTGTACTGAACTACACAGACCTTTAGTCAAGGCACTGGTAGTCAGTTCCACCATTCCAGTGAACAAGCTGGATGGTGTCGACGCCCTCTTCAAGTGCTTGTCTAGAACAGCCCGTGCCTCCTTAATGTTAGGTGGTGCGGAATGGGAAAACGACCTCATGCCAAGGGTCGACGACGAGCATCTGGAACGTTCCGGACGCCCGCGGCGCGTTAACATGAAGCCGCGATGGATCACAC